ATGCAGCGGCTGCACTATCAAGTGCGCGCTCTAATTGTATGCCTGCTGCGTATCCAACACAATTAGCCCGTAAATTGAAGGCGTTACAGCAGATTTCTACTACCTGCTCTGCAGAAATAGATGAATCGTCTTGATCGCTCATTGAAACTCCAGTCTTTTTTGTTTCTTATGTTCAATGTATCGTCTATATAGACCTTCTTCACGACCAAATGCTTCTATCTCATGTGGTTTATCATAATAATCCACTTCTGGATCGATAATCTCTCCTCGCCATTTCTCATAAACAAATTGTTGATTCTTATATACATCAACAAGCGTTCCAGCCATCATATCCTTAACATGTACTAGTTCGTGTGCAAGCGTTCTAATGATTTGTCGCTTACTAATAATGCCATCAATATTGAATGTAAACTTATTCTTTTCTCGACATACCATTGATCCTAATAGTACGTCTTTTTTGTTTTCATCTAATATTGGAAAGTGTTGTATATTTATTCGTAATTGCAATTTGTCATAATGTCGTGTTGGTAATAATTTTTCTGCAAACCATTTTACACAATAGCGGATTTCGCTGTTGGTAATCTTCTCTGCCGCTCTTGTTATTACAATTTTCATTATTCAATTTTTTCTGACTTCCAATCACCTGAATCAAATACAGATATTACACACTCGTCTTTAATTTGATCTTCTGTTCCAACATCATGTTTAACAGATATCACAATTTTATTGCTTGTGTCTATCCACATTGAAAACTTCAATGCGTCTGCATTGCGGCCACCACCAAGATACAACAGCAGCCCCTTTTCTTTTGCTTTTGCAAAATTTTCAGTTGGCATGCACGCAACAACAATTCCCTTAAGCGATAGATTGTGCTTGTCTAGCTCCCGGATTGTTTCAAGATCAATTATCATTGGTTTGTTGCCAATGATGTTTTCGATTGTTGCTTGTTGTGTTTCTGGCGCTGGGTCTGGTACAGGTTGTTGGGCCGCGGCCGGCATTGCAATAAGCGCAGAACAAAGTACAATTGCTGCTAGTGTTTTTTTCATTGCTTCTGTCCCATAATGGATAGCATTTGTTTGTGGTATTTATCTGTAGGAAACCTTAGCACTTTTGGCAGATCATGATCAATTGCGATCACAACAACACACTGTTCGATCTGCAGATTGTATAGATTGTTTGCCATATGCGCATATGCAGTCGCCTGCATGCAATACGACAAATAATCATCTCTAGCGCGCTTCGCTGTCTTAAAATCTATGATTGATAGCTTGGCTGCCCAATTTGCAATGCAATCAGTTGTCCCTGCTACAAGCAACTGCTCACAAAACAGTTGGTATTCAATTGCGCGGATATCATCAACATAGTGGTCTAGCAACAATCGGATTTGTTTGAATGTTGCCCGATCAAAGCTGCTGACCTTATCAATTGGCCGATTGAGCAAATGTTGTTCACACAGCTTGTGAATTGTTGTTCCGCGGATCCCTGCTTGCTTGGTGATTGCTGCAGCTTTCTTTTCTCCCTGCCGCGCTTTCCAACGATCAATATAGCCCTTGCTCAGTGGCTGCAGCTTGGTTGTAACTGAATACGCAGGTAACCCAGAAGGAAGCGTATAAAACCGCTTGCCTTCCGAGTCATAGTCCATTGGCAACACAATCTTAGGTGCTAGCCAATCATGTCTAAATGTTTTCACGCAAGCGCTGCAATCGCACCTGCATCTTCCAGCTTATAGCGAGCAGTGATATACTGCTTTACATCTGGGCCACGCACAATGTCTTCAAGTCCATACTCAATTAAATCAAACGATCCCATCTCGTTTAGGATTCGAACAAAGTCACCGAAGCCAGAGACGTCTCTTGGATTGGTTCGCAAATCGTTCTGTCGCATATCACCACAGAACATGATTTTGCAATTTTGGCCAACACGAGTCATTACGGTGTCCAACTCATGGGCTGTCATGTTTTGGCACTCATCAACAATAACGAAGCAATCATTAAAGTCTGTTCCACGTAGGTATGATGTTGATAGAAATGAAACAATATTTTTGCTTTTAAGGATGTCATAGGCATCACCTCTTCCGTAAAGTTTACTGCACGACGAATAATATGGTAGTTCGTGAACTTCGTTTTTCTCTTTTAATTTACCAGGAAGGTACCCTTGTTTTCTTGTCGCGACATCTGAGCGAACGATATAGACGTGTTTATATGTGCTGTTTGGTCCAGTTTTTGATAGTGCAAAATACAACGCCAAAAATGTCTTACCTGTTCCTGCACACCCGTATTGAAATAGATGTTTGTCTTGCGAAAAGGAACGAAATGCTCGATGTTGATTTTCTGTCAGAGGCTGTATTGATTTAAGCACCAGATTATTTTTCTGTTGTTCAGCTTGTACTCTGTCCAACTTTTTTTGCTGCTTTGCCTTTGATGCCATGATGGGTCCTTTTTTTAAAGGAGCAGTGGTTTAGTGATCCTTTATTGTGCTGCCCCTATGCTTCTTTTTAATATGCTTAACAAGATCACGAAAACTGCTATCCGCTTTGGTTACACCAATGCGAACAGAGTCAACCAGCGCTATCGGAGTACCGATAGCCTGTTCTATAATTCCCTGGTTTTGTTCGAGATAAACATCTCGCTCTGCAAATGAAAGGAACTTATCAAATTCCTTCCCAGTTGCAATCTCTCTAAATCTATATGTTGGCATCAAGAATGATCATCTCTCTCATCATCGTAATATGGGCGCTGCTCAATGTATGTATGCTTCACTGCTTGTCGAATTTTTCGAGCTTCGCGGCGATCAGTTTTCTTGCTTTTTGATGAACGATAGTCGTTGACATCGTTATCAGAGTCAAACTTGTCATACCACTTGCGGTTGCGTGACTTGCCCATTTTAGTTACCTTGTTGTTCCTTTTATGCTGCTTTGTCTGGTTTACGTGCTTCGACAGGAACTAGTCCTGGGAATGCTTCTTCGATCAGTTTACGAGTGATGTTCTTGTATAGTGTGTTGAACTTTCCTTCCTTCATTGAAACAACTAGTTTTGCATCATCCGGATGGATTGCTTCCAACAATTGAACGTACAGTAGCTCACGCTTTGCTGGTTTCAGCGAACTGTTACCACCTTGTACGAACAGATACAGGCGGCGCTGTTCTGCATAGAATACGCCTTCTGTGTCAATTGATCCTGCAGGTTTATATGGAGGTTCCCCTTCTGGTAGAAGCCACACTACTCTAGGATCTAAAGCATACGCTAAAACGTTGCGAAGAGCACCTGAATCATTCGCCCGAAGGGCCGCGACTCTTTCGTGCTTTGCTGCTGAGTTTGCTTGTGCAATTACTTGTGCAATTGAAAGTTTTTTAGCCATAATTACGTCTTCCTTAAAAATCGTTGATTGTTGCGATCAGTTCTTTGATTCGATGTTGCATCAAATAAGGTTTGATCTTTGCTCGTGGAGTCGCTGGATATGCATTGTATGCCAACCAGATTGCGTCAGCAATCTTTGTTGGGATCAAACGCATATTAATCAGCTTGTTGTTGCGGTTGTAGTTTGCTTCAAATCCTTTAGGGATGATTGGTGTAATTGGACCAGACAAATGTGTCTGCAGAATTTGTTGCTTAAGCTTAGCAGTCATTTTCTTCTGGCGTGTTTTGGTTAGGAAACAATTGTCAGGTGAAAGGATGTTTGGAATCCCATCACCACGATCGCCAGACAAAATATGCTCATACAGATACAGTTCCACATCATCTGTCTTGATGAACTTGTTGCGAATTGGGTCATATTGCTTTATCAGCTTGGTGTGCAGCTGCATAAAGTCTTTGTCGCCTGACACAATGATGATTGGTTGTTCAGGTGCACGGAAGCATAGCGTGGCGATTACATCGTCCGCTTCTGCTTGATCGACATCAATGCATTTGTATGGAAAATTCTCTGCAAGCTCACTCTTGATCATATCAAGAAACTTGAAGATTGCAGTCCAGTCTAACCCGGAACTATCTCGTTGAGATTTGCGATGTGCTTTATATGGTGGGAAATATTCTTTGCGCCAATATTGACGATTGTCGAGCGCAATTACAACATCCTTGCCATACTGTCTTTTGAATTTTGACACTATGCTCATTATTTGTTTCAGAGCATTTGTTCGAACGTTGTTTTGGTCAATTAAATGGTTATTTCCAGAACCAAGTGACATTGCTAAATTGGTCAGCATTACTTGGTTAAAATCAATAATTATAATGACACTCTCCGATCACATGATTAAATTTCACTGGCCTTATCACAATCAAAAATTAACATTCCAGGTGAACCTTTTTTGGACTTAAACATCTTCTCTGCTTTCTTCTGCAGCGGATGATCCATTGATTGTGATCGGCACAACATAGACCGAATTGATTCGATTACTAAACCAAGATCCTTTAGTGGTTTGATTGTGTCAAGCTTTAGATCAAGAACAGAAGCTTTGGCTATCATCTCTGTCACTGCAGATGTGATGATTTGATCGATCACGCCCTCGATATTTGTATGATCAATTTTGATTGGTTGCTCAGCTGTTGGTTGCTCAGCTGTTGGTTCTTTGGCTTTGCTTTGATCAGTATTCCATGTCGCGACATTTAGAGATAGCTTATCAAGCTTTCCTTCTGCAACTAGTTTTTTATCAATTGCCCACTGCTCGCGTTGAAGCTTTGAAGGAAACTGATATACTATGGCCATCGGAGGTTCAACCTTTAGTTTACGATTGCTGTTATTCATCATAGTATTTATCATACTCCTATCATTGTTAGATGTTGAGATATCTTCTCACTGATTCAGATGTGTAGATAGTATAGCAGATATGTCTGCTTGTTGATCGCCATGTATTCTATACGTGAAGTTTGATGGCAGTTTAAACTTCTTTGATCGGCGAAGTATCCATTTCGCAAGATCTGTTCCGCCATTTTGATTGTGACCTATTTGATCATCAAAAGAGATCACTAGAGGCCAGCCATGCTGTTTGATTATTTTCTTTGCTTGTTCAACTGTTTTGGCAATATGAATTAAATCATTAGCAATGAAAGATTGTACGTTCGTCCCAACTGGACGAGTATCATCCACCCAAAGAAAATACATCTAGCATCAAAACTCCTATTTTTGGCTAATATTGATTAGCATACTACAGCTACAAAAAAAGACAATGAGAAAACGTTTCCCATCGTCTTATATTTAGCGGATCAGGTCGGGATCGAACCGACTTGGCTACCCAGCCTTACTGTTGGAATTGAACCAACCACCTCACCCAGAGCTTCCTGAGGAATCGAACCTCACTACATACCAACTATGCTGATCCAAATTAACGTTGCAAGTGTTTGTTGATCTGTTTGATTTGTCGGTCGCGATCTGCAACCAACGTTTCTAACGTTTCACATTGTTGATTTAAGCTCTCGATTGTCTCGATTGTTTGATACAACAAATCAGCTTGAGCACCACCATTTGGTACTTGCGCCTCAACAGCAGCCCATCGTCTTAATCGGCCGAGCAAATCATTCATTTGCACAGTTCCTTTAGCATTGCAATTATTCGCTGCATGGCATGTCCGTTCTTTTCTCATGGTTACTTAACCACACGTACGATCAGCGTCTTGTCATTCAGTCGGCCAGAAGGGGCGATCGGCTTGGTCTTGATCGTGTCAAGAGCCTTGCGCAAATCAATCTTTCCAGCAGTCTGAATCTTCTTCAATAAAGGACCAGCCTTACGTGCACGTTTGCACGTAGACAGCTTGGGATCGAACCCAACGATCGTCGTACCTTTGATCGTCAGAGTCTTACCATCAGCTGCAGTTAGCTTGGTGATCTTGTTCCAAGAAGCATGATAGATATAGACCGTTGATGCACCAACCACATCTGCAGGCGTTGCACCAGAGATTCCCGTACGAAGATCCTTCGCAAGGAATTTGCTCTTCTTAACGATCTGTGTCGCAGACTTGGCCTTCTTCTTGCGAGGCTTGCGAACCTTAACAACCTTCGCAACCTTGCCATACTCACGAAGCTGGTCGATAAACGCACCAACAAACTTCTTGTATGCAGATACATTGCGCTTGGTCAGATGGATGTACCCTTCGGTCACATCAGCATCTTTTCCAATTAGGGCAATCTCGTCTGCAAGCTTCTTCAGATGGTTGATCATCGACTGCAGATGATGAGGGCGAACCGAAGCTGCCTTCAGCTGCTCGTCGATCTTGATCTTTCGCCCTGAATAATTTGCATCATAGAACTGATCGAGAATGTTGTCAACCAGATCAATGTGCTTGTGAACGATTACAGGGACAGAAGATACAGCTCGCTCAGCAACAAAAGCAGGAACGGTTGCGGCCATTGCCTTAATCTTGCCATCCAGAAACTTCTTCTGATCTGGCAGAACGATTCCTGCATTGTGCAAACGAGCAATAGCACCCATCGTCATAGTTAGGTGCTTGTCGTCTGCACGTGCAAATCGAACACGATCAGAAGCAGATAGCTTGGCTGCCTTAACGTACTGGGCGACCCATGCCTTTGCCTCTGACATCTCGGAGAACCGAGCGTACCAGTTCAGTGCATTGATTATGCCAACGCGAGACTTATCGAACTTTGCGCCAAGCGTAGAAGGATCAGGGCCAAAGAAAGACTGCTCGGCCATAATCGACATCCGCTTAGTCGCACGGCGACCTTTCGCTCGTGCCATCTAAACATCTCCGTCCGTTGTTCTCACTTTCCTCAACATACGCGTTCCGTAAATTAAAGTCAACAGCTAAATTAACAACAAGGAACAATCAGTTACGGCGCAACCCCTGGATTTGCGGCGGCCCAAATAAGCATCGCCCACTTTGTGGTCATTGCGTCTTTTGGCCCAGATGCAGCTTCTCTGCACTTGGCCCAGTCTATCTTAACATCATTGTTAGTATTGATAGACGCATACTCGCCATTACTTGCACTTAACGATAGTGAAGGATGGCTTTGTTGTAGTACAATGCTTAGACTATTACTGCCGTCACGGCGTACTAGTTGGTTATTTCCAACAAATACCATTCCGTTGTAGGCATCAAGCAAATTTTCCGTATTCATCCGTTTGAATCCAATCATAGTTGAAATATAAGGATAATTTATACTGTAATATCAATAGGTGGGCT